TGGCGTCGTAGCTCCTGCAGTATCTGATATTACTGGGGCTACTTTTGTAGATGCCTTGCAATTGCTAGGGGACAGTAAAGACAAGCTAACCGGAGTAATGATGCATTCAGCGACTGAAGCTTCTTTAATGAAGCAAGGGCTAATTACGCTGGAGTTAGAATCTTTCAACGGCAAAGATATTCGCGTAAAACGCTTCCAAGGAAAGCAGGTTATTGTAGACGATGGCTGCCCGGTAGCAAATGGCACTGATTATACTACTTACCTGTTTGGGCAAGGTGCTTTTGCTAAAGGTAATGGCGGGGCACCGGTTCCTACAGAGACTGACCGCGATAGCTTGCAGGGTGACGATATTTTGATTAACCGTCAGCACTTCATCCTGCACCCTCGGGGAGTAGCTTTTCAGGATGCTGCTGTTGTAGGTTCCAGTCCGACCAACTTAGAGTTGGCTAATGCTCTGAACTGGTCACGTGTATACGAGAATAAGAATATCCGCATAGCCAAGTTTGTTCACACTTTACAGTAGTAAACAGTCGGGAGGGGTAATTCCCTCCCTTATTTTAGTTTAAACGAGGTGAAATAATGGGTCTTGCAGGTTTTAATAGAATGCGTCGCTTAAAGGCAGAAGAAGCTAAGATAGCTAAAGAAGAAGTAAAGCAGGAACTAGAAGAAGAAATAATGAACGACGATGAATTGTTTGATATTGACGACGAAGATACTGAAATGCAGAAGGAAAAATTACCAGGTAAACGCAAGAATAAGAGGCGAGGCTAAATGTCTATGACAGATGAAGCATTAAGAGGATGGCTGCTATTATGGGTAAAAGATTATTGCAATACTGACTGGGAACAAGAACCACCTGGGGTATTGTTATTCCTAAACCAAGCAATTAGCTGGATTAAAACACAAAACGGCATTACAAGCGAAAGTTTAGGGGATTATTCCGTATCATTTGCTGAAGGTTTGCCTGAAGGGTTAAAGGAGCTACTTGAGCCTTATCGTGTGGAAAAAGAAGGCAAACAACGAAGGATGGTTTTCATATGATTAAGATATTGAATGATACGTTTTTCGTAGGTGACAGCTTCCCATCTGAGGTTAATTATGGCTCTGATAATGGTAAACCATTAGAAAAATATTTCGATTCAATTGGGATGATTCAGCAACCTCAAGAAGGACGAAATGATTTTAACGAACCTATAATCACATGGGCAGACTTTAAAGAAGTCATAGGCAGACTGCGACCGCTAAGCAGTGAAAAAAGAGTGGCAGCAAGCAAGGAAACAGAGTTTATTTCTCATCGATTTTATTGTTCGCATTTTAGCGAAGCAATCCCGACAGGATGCACGCTGTTGCTAGAAGGTAATAGGTACAATATCAAGTTTGTTCAAAACGTAATGACAATGGATAGGCTTCTTCAGTTGGATTTGGAGCTGATAGTATGAGTGTAAACTGGTTTGGAAATAAAGTTAATGGAACAGTAGAGGCAGCTATCGAACAGTTTTTAGAGACAGCTGCCTTAATTGTGCAAGGGGATGCAATAGACCGTTGTCCTGAAGATACAGGCCACTTGAGGCAAAGCATAACAAAGGAAGTAAAAGATAAAGAGGCTAGAATAGGTACAAATATTCATTACGGCCCTTATGTTGAGTATGGAACGGTTAAAATGAAAGCGCAACCTTACTTGAGGCCTGCTTTGGACGAAAACAAAGATAAATTGGGTGCATTGGCACAGCAAATATTGAATGTTCACTTAGGAGGCGGATAGTATGCTTGAAATGGATTTAGCTAAAAAGCTTAATGAAGTAAATAAGCAGAACTATCCGCTTAAAGCACCTCAAGGAGTCATTCCCCCTTATTTGACTTATGCTAAGATTAGCAGTAATAGGAAGTACACACATAGCGGTTATAGTGGGGCTTCGGAATCAAGGATGCAAATAAATTGTGTTGGAAAGACTTATTCAGAAGCTAAACTGTTAGCTCAGCAGTTAATAGTAGCGCTGGATGAGTGGCCCAATGCAAATAACATTCAGTCTGTTTTTAATGAAAATGAAGTCGATATGCTTGATGAAAGCACAGGTTTATATTATATTCCTGTAGATTTTATAATTAATTACAAGGAGGCAAAGTAATATGGCTTATGGCGCTTATGGTACAATTTTAACTCGAGGTGCGACAGAAACTCCAATAGCGGAATTAACTAAAATAGGAAGTCCAGTCCTCAAAGTTGATACAATTGACACAACTAACCATCAGTCTGAAAGTGGTTTTAAGGAGTTCATTGGTGGGTTGATAGAAGCTGGCTCAGTTCCTATAGAGGGGAATTTTATATCTGACGATGTTGGGCAGATGGGGTTGCTTGATGACCTTCTAGGCAAAACTATTCAGGATTTTTCCATTAAATTTCCTAACGGCGCAGCGTGGAATTTTAAAGCATTGGTCGAAGAATTTAGCACTGGTGAAGCTGATGTTAACGGGGCTTTGACTTTCAAAGCAAGCTTAAAAGTAAGTGGAAAGCCCACTCTTGGCGCAAGCCTTGCAGCTAATCTTACTGATTTGGTTGTAACAACCGGTACGTTTGTTCCTGCATTTGTCGGAGCTACTAAAGAATATGTTGTAAATATTGCATCAACTGAAACTTCAGTTACTGTTACACCTACTTGCATCACTGCTGATAGCATTCTGGTAGACGGAAACGTTGTAGCTTCTGGCGTGGCTTCAAGTGCAATTACGCTTGGCGCAGTTGGTTCTATTAAGAAAACCACAGTCGTAGTTAAACAAGCTAATAAGACCGATAATGTTTACACATTGTATCTAACAAGAGCAGCAGGCATTTAACGGTAGGAGGGTAACGAATGAAAACAATAGAGCTTGATAAGCAAAGGGAAATAAGGTTTGATTTTAATGCCATTGCTGACATCGAGGAAGAGGCGGGCATGGGCATAAGTATGCTGCTTGATGAAGAAAATATTGGGTTCAATACCTTTCGCATTCTTCTTTGGGCAGGATTAAGGCACGAAGACTCTGGGCTAACGAAGAAAAACGTAGGGATATTGATAGATAATTATTTCAAAACCGGAGGAACGTGGACGGAATTGGGAAATAAAATTTTTGAGGCAATAGAAGAAAGTGGTGTGTTGGGAAACTAGATGGGGGCATTTATCGCCCCCTTCGGGATTCTTGGGAAGACATTGAAGAAATAGCTTATGGAGCTTTGCAGTTGAAGCCTAACGAACTTGCGAAATTAACGTTTCACGAGTTTAATAAGATGATTGAAGGCTACAACTACCGACAGGAGCAGGAATGGTATAAAATACGTTGGACAACTTGGCATTTGGGAGCGCTAATACGAACAGAAGAATATCCTACTTTTGACAAGTTTGTGAAGCCCAGCAAGCAAAAAGCTGTAAACGCAAGCCCGATGTCGAATGATGAAATGTATAAGCAAGTGGAAAGGTTAAATCAAATATTTGGAGGAACTATTGTTGCAGGAGGTGAGTAAGGAATGCAATTAGCAGAAGCTTTTATACGAATAACAGCAAAAGATGCAGAATGGAAAAAAGGAATTGCTAATATTCAAGCAGAAGTAACAAAAGTTACTAAAAGTATGGGCGAAAAGTTTGAAGCAGTAGGTAAAAGAATGTCCGACGTTGGTAAAAACTTAAGCCTTAAAGTTACAGCTCCTCTTGTGGCAATGGGTGCAGGTGCAGTTAAATTAGGCATGGATTTTGAAGCTGCTATGTCGGAAGTCGGAGCTATTTCGGGTGCTACAGGAAATGATTTTAAAGCTTTAGAGGAAAAAGCTAAAGAGCTTGGGGCAAGCACAAAGTTTTCTTCAAGTGAGGCAGCAGAAGGTTTAAAATATATGGCTATGGCTGGCTGGGATACACAGAAAATGTTAGATGGTTTGCCAGGCATACTTAAACTTGCAGCAGCCTCTGGAGAGGAACTTGGCACCGTTTCCGATATTGTTACTGATGCCATGACTGCATTCGGAATGGAAGCAAGTCGAGCAGCGGAATTTGCAGACACTTTAGCCGCAGCTAGTAGTAAGTCGAATACTAACGTGGCAATGCTGGGAGAATCATTTAAATATGTAGCTCCAGTTGCAGGGGCGCTGGGTTATTCCTCAAAAGACACCGCTGTTGCTTTGGGCTTAATGGCTAATGCTGGAATTAAAGGAGGCCAGTCTGGTACTTCTTTACGAGCAACAATCTCTCGACTTATAAAGCCGATGGGTGATGGCGAAAAAGTAATGAAAGAGTTAGGTTTATCGGTTACAAATACCGACGGTAGCATGAAGTCTTTGCACGAAATGATGGTTGACTTAAGGAAAGCATTTGGTCAGCTTACGCCTGAGCAACAAGCTTCTTATGCTGCATCTTTAGCGGGGCAGGAAGCGATGTCGGGCTTGCTTGCTATTGTAAATACCAGCGAAGAGGATTTTAATAAACTAACGGATGCGATAAACAATAGCTCTGGAGCTGCAAGCGAAATGGAAAGACGAATGATGGATAACCTGAAAGGAAGGCTAGAGGAACTATCAAGCGCGCTAGAAGGAGTAGCTTTGCAGTTTTACGATGCAATGAAGCCAGCGTTAGAGGCAGTTACAGCATCACTTCAGAAGTTTGTTGATTGGATGGCTACAATCTCACCTGAAGCTAAAGTGATAATAGTTGTTATTGCGGGAATAGCCGCCGCTATAGGCCCTTTATTAATTGTTTTAGGAATGCTGGCAGGCTCAATTGGAGCGATATCAACGGCTTTACCTATTTTAGGAGGAGCTTTTGCAGCATTAACTGGGCCAATAGGCTTGATCGTAGCCGCTATTGCCGGCATAGGGATTGCGCTGGTTGCTTTGTACAAAAACAATGAGGAGTTTCGTCAATCAGTAGACCAAATTTGGGGTAAAATTAAAACAAGTATTAAAGCTGCTATTGACCAAATTACGGAATGGTGGAAAGAGTGGGGGCCTTCTATTATAGCAATAATTTCCCCTGTCTGGGAGACAATAAAAACGATATTTTCTACAACATTTAAGGTCATCGGAGAAATTGTTTCTTTATTTTTAAATGTTTTAACTGGGGACTGGAAAGGAGCTTTAAAAGACGTATCCGATATAGCAACTTTACTTTGGGATGGATTAAAAAGTATTTTTGCTGGAATTGCTAAAACATTATCTGGGGTTTGGGACTTGATTCTTAAGGTTGCTGCAACAAAATGGAATAATTTAAAAACCAGCACGCTTTCTATTGTAAATAGCTTGAAAGACGGGCTGCTCAATATAATACAAAATATTAAAAATGCTTTTGCAAATATGCGAATTGAAATACCTAAGCCTAAATTGCCTCATGTTAATGTAAATTGGCGGTCTGTAGGTATAGGCGATGCTAAAGTAAGTATTCCTGATTTTAATGTAAATTGGTATGCTAAAGGTACTAAATTTCATCCGGGAGGATGGGCAGTTGTTGGTGAAGAAGGGCCTGAATTACTGAAGCTTCCTACTGGCACCCAAGTTTTGCCTAATAATAAGTTGAATGAAGTTGGCGGACAAAGTGGAGAAACTGTTATAACGGGAAATAACTTTTATATAAGAGAGGATGTTGACGTTGAAAAGGTAGCTCGGGAGCTAGAACGCCTTCGCAGGGACAAGGCTAGAGGAAGGGGGTTGGCATTTGCGTGAGTGATTTAAGCTTTAATTTTGACGGAGAGACAAGCAGTAATTTTGGTATTATTGTTAAAGATGTCAGACGCCAACTCCTCCCCGGCAGCAATCATAAGTTGCTAAAAGTACCCGGTAGGGCAGAAAGTTATGTAATGCCAAGAGAGCTTAGGGACAGAGAGATAAGAATTGACTGCATCATTACAAGCAATTCATTAACAGGTTTGCAGCAAAAAGTTTTAGACACGGCTGAATGGTTACAAAAAAATGAATATAAAATATTGAGTTTTTCTGACCAACCGGATAGATATTATAGAGCTATATTGGTCGAGCCGGTAGACATGGAGCAAATTGTTTCAATTGGTCAATTTACCCTTCACTTTGTAGCAGAGCCCCTAGCGTATGCCGCCGAGGAGACAGTTGATTTTGTAAATGATATTGTAATAGTAAACAATCGAGGAACTTTTGAGAGCCGGCCTAGTTTTAGCGCTACCTTCATGGGGGCGGCTGCCGAATGGAAAGTGACCTCCCCGGACGGCAATTATATTCGGGTAGTGCACAGTTTTCTGACCGGCGACACGCTTGAGGTCAACACTGCCGCCGGGGCAGTACATATAAACGGCAACCGAGCGCTCGATAAGCTAGACTGGCAAAATAGCCGGTTTTTTTCTTTGCGGGTAGGAGAAAGTACTTTAACTATTTCACCTGCTGGGGTATGTACAACTAGAGTATCATGGACCCCCAAATACTTATAGGAGAGGGAGATTTAAGATGAGGAGGCGACACAATTGGCTGCTAATACTAAACAAATAAAGGGAGACGTGGACAGAAAGCCAAGTCCACAGTATTACAATCCTGTAGCAGATGAATATGAGTATCTGTATGGAGAGAATGGTGCATCACGTCATATTTTGTACAGTTCCGATGGACAACCTATAACATCGTCGGGTAATAAGTTGGCGGTAAGAGCAAGCGAGATAGAAGCACTCTTGTCAACTATTAGCGACAAAGACTTTGCAACGCAGACAACCCTTGCTGCAATATTGGCTAAATTAATATCATCCCCTGCAACAGAAGCTAAACAGACAGCGATGGAGGCCCTGATCGGCGAGGTACAAGCTGCTCCAACGGCTAACACGTTGCTTGCGAGGCTAAAATCTTTGGAGGACAAAGTCGAGGGAATAATAGACGGGACAGCCCCGGCCGTTACTCAACTATCGGGAAGTAAAATGGATTTAAGAGGAACAGCGGCAACTAAGCCGTTGGCAACTGCCGAAAATATAGGGGCAACTTACTGGAGCGTTGACACTGACCCACAAGGATATGCGATTGAAATATCCGATGGCACAGATTGGGTGGTGATATAATGTTAGGTTCAGCATTAGCAATAGTCCGAAATCAATTAGCTTTACCTGCTACCAACTTAGTTACAAATGGTAATTTTACAACAGACGCATCGAGTTGGTCTAAGTTCTTTTGTACCGTAACATCTGTTGATGGCGTTGCCGAAATGACGGGACAAGAAAACAGTAGTGGACTTAATAGGGCATCTCAAGCCCTCGGAGTCCCAACAGGACACAAAATATACGTAAGAGCTGATGTTAAAGCAACTACTAATTTAGCAGGAATTGGCATACCAACTGCTACCCGATTAGCATCTCATTCTGGTAGTGGGGAATGGGAAAAACTGTCTTTTATCAGAACAGTTACATTCGAGGCTGCCATCGCATTAATTGACAACCGCACATCGGAATGGGACACGGTATATTTTGATAATGTATTTGCTGTTGACCTCACTGTAACTTTTGGTGCAGGGAATGAACCCACAAAAGAAGAAATGGATGCACTAATGGCATACTTCCCCAATTCTTGGTTTGACGGCACTCGCAACATATCACCGGCCCTTGCTGTATTGATGTTGAATAAACTTCGTAACCTTGAAACTTTAGTTACTGCGTTAGGAGGTGCGTAAAATGCTACTCAGCGAAATTATTAAAAACAATTTAATTGCATTATTTACGCATTGCGGGTGCAGTATGGAGCAAGTCAATGGATTTGCTGCCAACTATGTAAACAAGGGACTTTTAACTCAATTCGATGCAGATGAAGTGAATCTTGCTATGCAACCACCAGAACCGATTGAGGAATGATTAAGCAACTAACGGAATAGCTAAAAAGGGGTGTTTATTATAAATATTGATAAAAAATTGGTAAAGTGTGAGGTTAAGACGGAAAAAGAAGTTGCACATTATTCCGTAGGTGACATAGAAAGGTTAGTTAAAAATGACCTACTTTCGAATGGTTATAATTGTAAAAGTATACGCATTGTAACTAGATATAAGCATTGCTACGATGAGTGGGGCATGAATAGGAGATTGATTACTTATTTAGACCATATCGAAGCCGATGTTTAATCAACTAACGGAATAGCGAGAGTGACATAAGAAAAAGTTAAAAAAGAGCCGGTCTTAATCGGCGGATTTTTGTGAGGTGATTTACTCTGCTCTATATTTTTAACCCGGACGAAGAGTTAATAGCGCTGCTCAGTCCAGACTTCACTCGGTCGACCGGTCCGACTACAACCCGCCGGGCTTTTTTGTCGGCTGAATTTCCTGCTGAGTTTGATCGTGAACCGAACTCTGGCTGCCCGTATTGGGATGCTGTGCACTACGAGATATTAAACGGCGAGAACACTTTTAGATTTACGGTGCCTGCCGATCAGGCCGATGCGGCATATGTGCTTGAAGGTAACTTGGTGGCCTTTCGTGACTTGGATTCATACTGGCAGGTATTCGAGGTTAAGCGGCTGGTAGACCTGCACGGGGACGGCCTGACCCGGACTGTATACTGCGAGCATATCTGTTATGAGTTACTGGATGATATCGTCACCGATAAGCGGCCCCAAGCAGATGCCACCGCCGCCCTCGCTGGGATGCTGGACAATACCCGCTGGCAGGTAGGTACCGTTGACGACCTGGGCGCATCCTCAACATCTGCTTACTATGAGTCTGCCCTCTCAGCTGTGCAGAAGGTAGCCAATGCCTGGCATGGCGAACTTAATTGGAGATGCGTAATCCAGGGAGGGGCAATCACCCGGTACGTAGATTTATTGGCCCAGCGTGGCACTGATACTGGCAAGCAATTTGCCTACTCCAAGGACATTTTGAATATTGAGCGTGAAGTTGACAGCTCCGGGGTTGTAACCGCTCTTTATGGCAGAGGCAAAGGCATTGAGCTTGACTCCGGCAGTTATGGCCGCCGGTTGACCTTTGCTGACGTAGTGGCCGCAGACAAGCCAGCAGGCCAGGAGTGGATTGGCGATAATGCCGCTCTGGCTCAATGGGGCCGTCCGGGAGGCCGGCACAGGTTTGATGTGTTCGTGGATGAGGAAGAAACCGACCCTGCAAAACTCTTGCAAAAGACCAGGGACGAACTGGCCCGGCGCAAAGTCCCTCGGGCAACGTATCGCCTGGATGTAGTTAGCCTGGAAGAATTAACCGGGTATGAACATGAGAAGGTACGTCTGGGCGACTTGGTGCGGGTAATTGACCGAGAATTTACCCCGGAACTGGTTGTATCAGCCCGTGTGATAGAGATTGAGCGTGATATTTTAGATCCGGCAAATACCAAAGTCGTGTTAGGTAGTTTTGCCCCGACCATCGTCGAGGCAACGATCAATACCGCCCGGCGTGTCAATGACATGGCTAATCGACCTTTTAATACAAAATGGCTTGACGGCAAAATATCAGTCCTTCAGAACGCCATAGAATCCGCTATGTCAAATTGGTGGACAGATGAGAATGGCAACCTGATATTCGAGGCTCAGGACGGCTTGTCGGCTATGAAACTGGCAGGAGAAGGTTTTGCCATAGCTAATAGTAAAATTGGAGAGGCGTGGAACTGGCGCACTTTTGGAAACGGCTCTGGTTTTACTGCTGACCTTATCACGGCAGGGGTTCTTGACGCTGGGCTGGTGCAAGTGGGGCATGAAACCACCTTTGAAGCAGGTTACGACCCCAGTCAAATATCGTCTGTCGGCATGGGCGTAGACGCTGACTGCGTGGGCCTTTGGCACTTTGACGGCAGTTTGAACAGTCACAAGGGTGTTGCTATTATAGGCAACGAAGCCTTTGATACTGGTTGTTTTGGGCAAGCGGTTAAGGTTGAGGAAGGGACGACAAACCTTGTGACAAACGGCAACTTTGCTGATGGCACTACC